GGACGTGCAAATACGGGAAAATAGACCTGCACCTTGGTGTAACCGCCGTTAGTATCGGAAACCCAAGCGTATACAATTAGCTTTCCGGGCACTTGCAGTAGTTCATCGGGGATCGCTGCTTTTCCGTTTTTAACCTCGACAGTATACGGAATATCGATTACTTTCTCGGTGCTTGTGAAATGTGCTTGTGAAACTGTATCTTCACCGAACTCGATGATTCTACCGGTATCCCACTGGAACAGTTCTCCACGTCCATCTGCGAGTTCAAGTGTCATGATATCCCCTCCTTATTTGTATTTTCCTACAACGTGGTAGCTAATGCGCGGTTTTAGTATCGTCGCCGTGGTAGGCCGCGCGAGCGCATACGCTGGCGCGCCGGTAAGCAGATTGTCGCTTGCGCTAAATGTGGATATTAACCAAGCGTCCTTGTCCCCGCCGCTGTAGGTCGCCGTGACCGACGGCGTAGCGATAAAAGCAAAAGGATACTGCCGTGCTGCGACGTTGATCGGCAAATCCATCCACGTGCCGTAGTACATACTGCCCCACTCGGACGTGATCGCAATCTGATCGACACCGGATACCGCCCACAGCTCCGCGATGCCGCTGCTCCATTTGCGCCACGTCCAAAAGTCATTTGATCCCTGCTCGGTGATGTAGTCTGCGCCGATATCGGATTTGAATTCCGCCAGTGTCCGGAAGTATACCCACCCAGACTCATCTAGCACAGCAATCTTACCGGGTACGCGGCCAAGGTCGGTTGCTTCTGTCGTTTGCAACCACGTACCCGTGATATACTTGCCGATCAGGTTCCATTTGAATTGCACGGTCTTTTCTTTTTCGGCGATGCCTCCAAAGCATACAGACGGCAATGAGAAGTTGATGTTAAGCGGCACTTCTACGGTCGCAACTATGATTTCCTTGGACGTTTTGCTGCCAAAAGCGTCAGAGACGGCTACTTCCAGCTTCCGCGTGGTATCGGTTCCGATACCTGAAAGGTATAGTGTTTTTGCACCTGCGCTTTGATTGGTAACTGTCTGCTTTGCAACCCCGTCGAGTGATACTGTAAGATTGGCTCGGTTAGCTGCTAATGCCATCGCCAGCGTAAAAGTGATTTTGATGTCCGCTCCGCCCGGGTTTTCTGTCCACACGCTATTGGTATAGCTGCCACGAACATACGCCAGATTATTGATAACCGGGGTGGTATATGCAGCCACAGGTAGATTCGTGCTATATGTTGCAGTACGTTTTCGAGAATCTGTCACGACAACCTTTACGGGGATGTTTCCGCTATCGGGCAAACTGTTTTCCGCGTTAGCGTCAACGACTTTCCCGTTCACGGTCATCACGGTGTCAATGATCTTACTCCCCATCACGCCAGCCGCAGTTATACTCGCTTTTACTCGGCTTTTGTTTTGAACCCAACCATAAGTATTTTTATATCCCGCCGCATCCGACAAACTAACGGACACGGTTGGCACTGTATCGGGGGAGACAGTGATTTTCGTCCACACGTCGGTAGACCCAATCAGGGTATCTCCGTTATAAGTCACGCACCTGAAATGTATCTTGCCCGCCTCCGCGCTGGTAAGCACACTCGCGAGTGATTTGGGGGGTGTCCACTTAATCGAGCGCTCTGCGGTTTCGGTTGCGATTGTGCCAAACTGTATGCCGAAATAATAAGTAACCGTATGGGTAAAATCATTACTTGCAGGGTTCAGCGTGATTGTACCTTCTTGCCCCATTACCAGCGGGGCTATAACGGGCGTCGTGGCACGAGGAATTGTGCTTAGAGTCAACGTTTGAGATTTTTCAACTACACCCGCGCTGATTCTCGTATCCATCCACGTGTTTACCGTAATCGTACCGGTGCCATCGTTCCTGTGGGGGACAGTGATTGTGGTATCAACGATTGTCTTAGTTGTGCCTTGGGGGAGAGTATAACTGACACTGTATTGCGTTCCTTGCCCACCGTTGATGTATATATCGTAGTACGCGGTTCGGGAATTATCATTGTGGCTTGCGCCGGTCTGCGTAGATTCCCACAAGATTCTTACCTGAGATGTATTGTTCTGAACATTTTGGCTGATTTGAGATAGTGTTAGGCTTTGATAAACCGCCATCAACTCACCCCCACAAAACTAACAGATTGGTTCGGCTGTACAACGATGCTCATCGGGCCAAGTCTGAATCTCGACAACTCTACCAGCTCGAAACTGTTATTATTCCAGTAGGCCAAAAGCATTCCGTTTGCGTCATAGAAGCCAATTTTATCGTTGTATTCCTTGAGCGTAATTTCCGATACCGAAGAGCCGATTCTTAAAACCGGGTGTCCGTCATCATCCATTCCGATATCAATAAAATCGGAGAGGGTTTGCCCGTTTACAGTAACGCGCTCTGCTGACATTTGGCCGGTGGTAATAGCATTTGCATTGATTTGTCCGTCCATCGTCAACGCTACGCCGCTAATCGTCTTCCCTCCGTCTTTAGAGTATCCAAGCCCGTTGATATTCATCAGCCACAGGCGGGTATTATCTTCGACAGTGGGGGTATCACGTACCATCCAGCCAGTAGGATATCCATTTTCGTCATAGAGGACTTCCCAATATCCGCCTTTTGCACCAATGATGCGCTCGGTCGCGTCCTGCATTGCTTTTGCAAGCCCCGCATACTCGCGTTTAACTTTTTGAATGATGGGATTCTCGACAGTATAGTTTGAGTCCGGTGTGCCGTAACAAATAGTGGTAGCACTCATGCCGCCTTTAACTCGCAACTCCTGCGACATAACCAAAACGGGCAGACCGCCTCCGTCAAGGTCTGTACTGTCGATAACGTGTATAATGTCACCGGCTTCAACGGACGGATCTCCACGCCACTTTACTTCCAGCGGCATCAGAGTCAGACTTTTTATCTCTTCAAGCACTGAGGCGGCAACCGCTTCCGTCATATATGGATTTGTTGCCGAAATGCTAGTTCCCGTCCCGACAGTAATCGGATTATCTTCCGTGCCGGTGACAAGCGCCTGAATTGTGAGTCGATCGTCGGCTGTCTTTTTCAAACCATTCTGATATTGAGCCTCAAGCCCTACGGTAATACCCTCTGAGTATTTATGAAAAACCAACTGGCCTGCCGCATCGAATTTCGCATTCGCACCAATTAGCCCTGCCAACCATCCCAATTGCTGACGGATTGTACCTGCGTAAGAATTGGAAATTACCATCTCTGGGAAAGCAACTTCCGGAGCAGTAATGTTTGCCTGTAGACAGATATCGGTCAACATCGCATTCGGAGTGGCCGGGAAATTGATGGTAGGGGCATATTCATCAGTCAGTGTCGCCATGCGGTCATAACCGGTAATCGTTAGACACAGGTTGCCGCTATTCTCTACACCGTCAGAGGGAACGTAAAATACGCCTTTTGGGACGTATACCGTTCCGCCGTCTCCGGGGAGAATGACTCCGACAGAAGGGGCGAAATACGCCCCGTTTAGGGGGAGCGCGGGAGTCTGCTTATAAATCGTCACTTTGCATTGCGAGGAAAAAGACGCCCCGATCGTTACACCGTCCGATGATCCGCACTGTTCAGTAACCACGATTTCCTGAATTTCAGAAGCGGCAAGCTCGCTGACACCGTTAAATGTGATTTTACTAGTAATACTTCTTCCCGGCGATTTACACGCTTCATGGAAGGATTCTGTCACAGTGTACATGGCGCTTCACCTTTCAATAAAATTCATGGATAGACTGTTCCACAGATAGACCCCGTTGATGAGACTATACATAGGAGCAGTCCGGTCGCCCACATAAGCAGTCATGCTTCGAGTTTCTCCGGTCAGCGCATCGGGATATGAAACCGTGAAAAAGGTATCCGTGACGGCGTTCAGCAAAGTAGACATATCCGCCGCGGTCATTGGAGGCCACGAGAGAGTTAGTTTCCTCTTTATTGCAACCCGATCCCGAAATAGGTCGCCATTCTGATTTCGACCCGTCCCGTCAGCGTCAACATCTTGAATGCTCCATGACAACTGCGCGGGGTCAGGCAGAGGGACAGAAGTCCCGTCTGCCTTTGTGATTGTAAGAATTGCCATAATTTCTCCTTACGCCAACAGTGGGCTAAATCCGGTTGCGCGGATGGCGGCATTGTTTTCGTCAACTATCTGCCTAAACAATTCTTTACCGTTCATCTGCACAATTACAGTGATCGGGCGACCGTTGCCCGAATTCGTTTCACCGCTTGCCCTCTGCACTGCCTCGTACACACCTTGCGATACAGATTCGACAATCTGATCGTTGTTTGCTACAGCCGTCTTTCCTCCAATGCGTCCAACCATCTCAGCCCCTGCTTCACGCGCGATAAAGAGCTGTCCTTCATCCACAAAACCGCCATTAGCCAATCTCGGGATACTGACATAAGAGATGGTACTAATACCTCCACCAACGATACTCAGCACTGAATTGATTTTCCCGATGAAGTTATTCAGCGTCCGGATAACACCGTTTAGCATTCGTTCCAGCAAACTAATCGCGCCATTTACCAACGCTCTAAAGGCTGAATTGATAGCGTCAACCACATTCGACTGGAACCACCCGCCGACTCCCGCGAATACGCCAGCGATTCTGTCCCAAAGTGAAACGAAAAATCCGCCGACCGATGAACACATCGACCCGAATGCTGTTTGCACTGGGGTGATAATTTTGTTTTTAAACCAATCCGTCACAACGCCCCACTCAGCTTTAACCTTCGTCCATGAGGTCGTAAAAGAAGCAGCGATTTTAGTTCCGAGCGTTGAGAAGAAAGTATCGACCGGAGTGATTACTTTGGTGTTAAACCAATTGCCTACGGTTGACCACAGGGCGCAAATGGAATTCCAAGCATTCGTGAAGAACCGAGCGATGTCCGTACAAAGATTGCTGAAAAAGGTAGCAACACCGTTGACAATGTTGGGAATCAGAGTTCCAAGAAGAGTGCCACCCAGATTTGTGACTCCCTCGATGACACCGGAAACCCAACCCGTGAATCCATTTACGAGTCCATCAATCACACCTGAAAAGATTTTGGAAATACCGGAACCGAAAGTGGCAAAGGATTTCTTAACCAACCCCAAATCACCAGTAAATACACCCTTCAAGAATTGTGCGAATCCCGTGAATATTTCAACGACACCTGTCATCGCAGTAACTACGCCGCCCAGCACACCAACCAGACCGTTAAATAGCCCGATCAAAGAACTTCCGACAACTGTGATTACTACCTCACCGATGAAGTCCATGAGGCTACCGATGGTAGATTTCAGACCATTCCAAAATCCGTTAACCCAACCGAGTTTTTCACCTAACTGGTTCAGTTTGTCGTTGAGCGCCTGTAAGCGCTCTCCCACTTTCAGCTTTCCGAAGGTGTTTGCCACTGCCGATTTAATGTCGTTCCATCTCTCGATAAGAACCTTGAGAGTAGCAATGACTACTACCAAAATTGCAACAGCAGGAGCAGCGACCTTGGCAACCATCCCGAGTACAGATAGAAATCCTTTTACCCCGCCGCCTGCCGCGTTAAATTGCAGGGCAACTCCCGCGACACAACTTGCGAGTTTTGAAAGGATCGCTTGACCTGCGCCCGAACTAGCAAACGTGGCAAACCCCGCTTGCAACGTAGCAACTGCGGCAGTAACCCTTTTCCCGATTTTCCAACCCGCGAATGCCGCCCCGATTGCCAGAGCGATCACCAAAAGTGGTTTTAGTTTATCTTTGATCTCATCAACACGGTTTTCTACCGCATCACCGAGAAAATCATAAGTGGGTAGATCAAAGTCAAATCCGCCCCCGCCAGCACCGCCAGCACCACCGCCCGATCCGGCATTGCTGTTCGAGGGAAGTACATTCAACTCGTCAAATCCGGCGATGTATTTTTTCAGCTCTTTAGCCGACCCGGCAGCGCTGCCGAGATTATCTGCCACCGCTCCCGTGCCGGATGCGAGTTTCCCAACGCTTGAATAGTCAACATCGGTCAAAGTAAAACCGAGAAGATTTGCGATAGCGTTTGCAATCTCTCGAATAGCTTTAACTACGGCAATCGCATAAGGAAGGATGGCGTTTAGAGCCGGAATGAAGATATTGCCGATTGCCCGAGATGCCTGTGTAAGCTGTGCCTGCAAGATACGAAGCTGGTTCGCGGGAGCTTGCAGTGTTCTCGCCATATCACCTTGAGCGGTCGTCACCTGAGTCATGACGGCGTAGTATCTCAGCTCGGCCTTTTCTGCCTGCGTCATGTTTGCAACGCTTTCCTTGATGCCAAGGTTCAAAGCGGTCTGTTCCAATCGTGCCTGCGACAAATCGTAGCCCAAGCGCCGCAGAGGTTCCAGCTCACCGGAAATACCAGACTGTAACTTCTGCATAGCGTCTTCAATGGGAATGTTGAAGAAAGAAGAAAGGTCATAACCCAACTGCGTCAGGTTTCGGCTCATGAGCTGCGCTCGTTCTGCTGTGTCACCGAAGCCGGTCAGCAGTGTGTTGAAAACGCCCTGATTGCGAAGCCACTGCGCTGGGTCAATACCCAAAACCTCGGACACCTTTTCAGCATAGTTCTGAGCTTCGGCTGCATACTGCCCCAAGGCGACCGTGAACAGGTTCAAATCTTCTTGATACTTGTTGGACTCCGTGACCGCCTGTGCAATGAAATGACCGATTTTACGGAAAGCGACTGCGACAGCAGCAACGTTCAACGCTTGCAATCCGTTCGTGAACTTCCCGGTAGTGGGGGTCGCTTTACTAACCGAAGCGTTGTATTTCTCCGTGCTGGTAATCAGCTTTTGGATTTTGGACGGGAACGCCGAGAAGCCGTTGGACACCTTCTGCATTTCATCGGCAAAAGGCTTCATGGCGGCGGCAAGAGCGGTCATCTGCTGCGTGAACTTGTCAATGTCCGCCGCTTCCAAGTCTTCAATCACTTTCGGCAATTTCGAAAGTTGAGTCGTGAAAGAGGTTAGATTGGCCTTTCCCATATTGGAGAGGGGGAGCAAACCATTAACGAGGGTTGTCACTTTGTCCCCGTCTGTCCATTTCAGGCCAGCGATGGCAGTGTTGATTGCCGTTAGCTGGTTAGCGATGGAGGAAGAAATCTTCACATTTCCAACTCGGCTCAGAGCGGTCAGCGCATTGGCAAGCCGGGTGATCTTCTGCGAAGCGTCACCGCTGTTCAAGCCTTTCAGAGAATTGGAAAGCTCCCGAATACCCTGAGCGGTCTTGCTCAGACCCGTTGCGCCGCCGTTGGTAGCGGTTTTCAAACGATTGAGCGTGTTAATCAGGTTTTGAAGCCCTGCGACCGCCTGCGTACTGTCATTGACGATCTGAAACTCCAACCCCTGAATCTCCACATTGTCAGCCATTCATGTCACCGCCTTTCGCTTGAAACTTTTTATTGATCGACACCATAAAGGCTTCCATGTAGGCTTTCGCCTTTTCGTCATGTTCCTCTTGGATAGTTTTTCGTTTCTTGGTATTCGACTGCCCGAACAGTTCATACGGACTATCACGATATGGAACGGGTTTCGTTCCTTTTTTCGCAAGAGAATGAAAAACCGGAGACGCATCAATAAGAGCCTCATAAACATATGCACCTTGAAGCCATGCCTCTTGATTTTGCAAATCTTGCTTAATTCGTGCCGCCTTTCGGTAATATTTCACCAAATCACAGTCCTGCTCCCAAAATTGTTCATAGGACATACCAATGGCGAGGTAATACGGAAAGACTTCGTAGAATTTTCCTGTGTAAGCAAAAAGGGCGGCTGGGCGTTGATCGCCGCCGCCCCCCTCGTTATCGGAAAGGCGGTCGCTTACCAACCGGCTTTCCAGCTCAGGTTTCCCTCGTTATCCTCCTGCTGCTCCGGCTCGTCCAGAAGACTCAGCAGAGGTTCGTTATACATCTCCACCAGAGCGGAGATCAGCTCGTCCTTATGAGTCAGGCGAGCATAAATGTTGTCGATCACATCACGCTTCACAAAGCGATGGTGAGCGAGAAACGCACCGGCAAACAGTGCCGGGAGCATAGTCATCGGTTTGCGTTCCACTTCTTCGGCAACAAAACCGCTTTTCTCCATCATCTCGACGGACTTGCGGGTATATTCCAGCGTGTAGGTGACGCCGGTAGTAGGGTCATTGATGGTCAACTGCTTTGCCATGACGAATCCTCCTTATCAATATGGCGATTAGTGGCGTCTCAAGTCGCCGAAAAAGCGATGGGGGTAGACGGGGCAATGGTGATGTTCATGTCCACCACTTCATTCACGCCGCCGCCCACGGGGTACACGGACAGCTCACCGTCAAAGGAAAACTTGCCGTTAGAGCCGTCGGGAGTGACCACACCGGCGCTCTCCGTGCCGCCAAACCAAACTGCATAACTGGCTTTCTTGCCTTCGAGAGCCTTGAGAGCCTGAAAATCAGACAGCGTGTAGTTCGCGGTGAAGGACAGGCCGTCAAGAGACTGGATACCGGCGATGTAGGTCTGCATATCATCACTCAGAGTGGTGGTTTCCAGCATTTCAGGCTCACCGCCGAGGTCGGGAAACTCCTTGATGTCGATCAGCTTGCTCCAAGTATCGCCGGTGTCACCTTTCTTCATCAGAAAGGTTTTATAGGTCGAAATAGCCATTTTCATTTACCTCCTGTAAAGAGTAGTTCCATCTGTTTCGGCTTTGTACCGAGCCACCAGACGGTAGATTGTTGCGTTCTCCAAATTGGGAACGGGGGACAGAGAAATACGCCTGAAATTCTTGGCGTACATGAGGTCGTCCACAAACCTCATGATCTTTCGGCAAACAGATTTCTTACTGCCTGCCTTATCGGAGTAGACATTCACCTCGTACATCAGCGTAGCGAACCTCTCCGTATCGCCGCTGTCCATGTGAGCTTCCGTGGTGTAGTTATCCTGCTCTACCAAGCTCA